TGGTGTATGGGCAAAGCCAATTTGGCCATGTGTTAAAACAATTCAAGGAAGTGTACCTACACCATATATCTTTGATGATGTATGTACATGGGAAGAATCCGCCGAAGCAATCATGTATTGGTATTTAATGTCTTCTGAACAACGAGAAAAATGTGGATTAGAAGGACGTAGATGGGCAATGAATGAAGGTGGTATTAATTCAAAGAATATGTGTGATCAATTCATTAAAGCAATGGATTATACTATTAATAACTTTATTCCTGACGCAGGTTTTAATTTGTTTACTGTTAAAGATCATGTAGGAAATTATCAACCACATAACAACATTGGTTTGGAAATTCCAAAGATTAACATTGACAAATTGAAGAATGAAATCAATAATACAGTATCTAAACTATGAAAATTCAAGTTTTAAAAAACGAAACTTATCAATCTATAGATAATCTGCCTAAAAAAGGTACTGATAGAGCTACTGGCTTTGATGTAGTTGTTACCAGCGATCCAGAAATTGTTGGTGATCAGTATGAGAATGGTGCATACAAACGCATTGACTACATTCAATACAAGACCAATCTTAAGTTGGCAGTTCTAAAAGATCGTCAATTTAGTAACTTTGGTTATACTGATTTGGATTATGATATTCTAGCATTTCCTCGTAGTAGTGTTAGTAAGTATAATTTGGTATTAGCCAACTGTATTGGATTGATTGACGCAGATTATCGTGGTGAAGTATTACTTCGTTTCAAGTATATCTGGCAACCAGAAGACTATATCATATATACACATGAATCCAATGATGGATCTCCATTATATACTTACATAGGAGGTAAGGTTAACTCTGTTAAACTCTATAATAAGGGTGATAAGGTTTGTCAACTCAAAATAACCAAGGTAGAAAATGTTGAATTTGTGTTGGTAGATGAATTGGATTCTACTAACAGAGGTGAAGGTGGATTTGGTAGTACTGACACCAAACAACAAATTAAAAACATTACTGAATTGTATGAAAAAAACAATAACAATGTAGTGACCCCACAGAAAAAATATATTGACGCAATTAAAGAAAGAGAACAAAAACTAGGATAAATTTATGAATAAACCATTATGTGTAATTCAAGGACCAGTCTTCAGTAGAAGCGGTTATGGTGATTTGGCAACAGATCTTGCAAGAAGTATCATTAGATATGATAAATATGATGTTAAAATTGCTCCTACAAGATGGGGTGGTTGTCCATCAAAAGTAACGGATTCAGATCTTACTGCAGATGAAGATAGAAAGTTATTCAGTCACTTTTTAACTGCTCCTCTACAAAAACAACCTGATTTATTTGTACAAATCAGTATTCCAAATGAATTTCAAACAGTAGGTAAATATAATATTGGTATTACCGCTGGCATTGAAACTACTGCGGCATCTGGTCAATTCATTGAAGGTTTAAATAAGATGAACATGAACATTGTTACCAGTAATCATGTTAAGAAAGTATTTGAATCTGCACAATACCAAAAACAATATCAAGATGGCAAAGTAGAACCATTAAAAAGTGAAAAACCAATTGAAGTATGTTTCTGGGGTGCTGACACATCAATTTACAAGAAAACAGATGAAAAAGTTCAAAACGTTGATGATGTAATGTCAACAATTCCAGAAAAATTTGCATTTTTATTTGTTGGCCAATGGACGCATGGTGGATTATTTACTGACAGAAAGGACATTGCTACTTTAATCAAGGTATTCTCTGAAACATTTAAAGATTCAAAAACAGATAATAGACCCTGTTTAATCATAAAGACTAATGGAGCAAATTTCTCAAAAGTTGATAGAGAAGACATTTTAAAGAAAATAAAAAAAGTTCAATCTTTAGTTGGAGGTAATGTTCCAAATGTATATTTAATTCACGGAGAACTAAGTCCAGTTGAGATGAATGCATTATTCAATCATGAAAAAGTAAAGGTACATGTCAATTTTACTCATGGTGAAGGATTTGGACATCCAATTTTGTTATCAACATTAAGTGGAAAACCAACTGTTGTTTCAAATTGGAGCGGACATTTAGATTTCTTGAATCCTAAGTATGCGGAATTTTTTGAAGGAACAGTTAAACCAATTGATCCGGGATCAGTAAATGATTGGTTGATCAAAGAATCTTCTTGGTTTTATGTGTCACAAAGTCTGGCATCAGATAAACTAAAGAAATTGTATAATAGTCTATCAAAAGATATTTTGGAAGACTATGAAAAGTTAAGAGTTGAAAATGAACAAAAATTTAGTATTCAAGCAATGGATGTTAGATTACATGAAATTTTAAATAAATACGTTCCTGAATTTTCAGTTGAACGTACACTGGTGTTGCCTAAATTGAAAAAAATTGAGGCACCAAAACTAAATAAAATTGAATTACCAACTCTTAAAAAATTGTAACAATATGAATGATATTTTTATATCATATCTAGTAACAACAAAAAATACAGGATTTGAACTCCAAACTCTTTTGGAACGATTGTATAAATATGGTTCTAACAATGAATGTATTATTTTAGATGATTACAGTGATGATCCATTGACGTTACAAGTATTAAATAACGTATCTGACAATAATTTCTTTAAGATTTATAAACATAAATTAGATAGAAATTATAGTGAACATAAAAACTATGGTAAGAGTCAATGTCAAGGAGAATATATTTTTCAAATTGATGATGATGAATTACCAACTGAAACATTATTAGAATCATTAAAAGAATTACTTAATCTTAATAAAGATATTGATTTATTTTGGATTCCACGTATTAATGACTTTAGAGGAGTTAATCATATAAACGCCCAACAATGGGGATGGAAATTGACTCCCTATGAGGATAGATTGATTGTTAATTGGCCTGATGTACAAGGTAGATTATTTAAAAATTTACCTTATATTGAGTGGAAACGTAGATTACATGAAAAGGTGGAAGGATCAAAAACACATGTTCATCTACCATATGAATATGAATTTGCGTTACACCACAACAAAACAATTGAAAAACAAATACAGACTAATATAAAGTATAACAAATTATTTACAGAAGAAGAAAATAAAGGATTTAAAATATGAAAAAACTATTGGAATTAGGTGAACATTATGTATCTGATTTTATGAATCCGTCAGATTCATATGAAAATATTAAAAAATATTCATTAGACTTATATTTGGATGAAAAAATCAATGCGCCAAGATTAAAAACATCTGCGCCATTGGATAGTATGTATGGAAAATACTGGTATAGATCAGGAATAAATACATCAATGACAATGCAGTTACGTGACATAGTAAACCAAATATGTTCAAGAATTAAATTTAAAAAGGGTGATATTTGGTTAGATATTGCATGCAATGACGGTACATTGCTAAAAAATGTTCCATTTGATTTTATAAAATTGGGAATTGATCCAGCGGATAATTCTTATTATAATGAATCATCAAAAGTAGCTACTGTTGTACAAGATTATTTTTCAAAAAGTTCATATGAAAAAACTGGATATGGTGATAAAAAATGCAAGGTGGTTACTATTATTGCAATGTTTTATGATATTGAAAATCCAATACCTGTAATCAATGATTTATATGAAATTTTAGATGATGATGGGTTATTGGTATTACAAATGTCATATACACCATTAATGATCAATCAATTAGCGTTTGATAATATCTGTCATGAACACATTTATTATTATTCATTAACAACTATTAAAAAGTTATTTAGTGATAACGGATTTAATTTAGTTGACTGTGAATTAAATGATACTAATGGCGGCAGTTTCAGAGTATACTTTCAAAAAAATGTAGCAAACAAATCTACGTTTGGATCTGCTCCATTACGAGATATTTGTAATTTTAGAATTGAATCTATTCTTTCAATTGAAAAAGAAAAATATGACATCAGTAATCAAAATGTTTGGTCAAATTTCGGTGATAGACTAAATAAGTTAAAAGAACAAACCGTATCTTTTATTAAAGAAGAAAAAAGCAAAGGTAAGAAAATATATGGTTATGGTGCATCTACAAAAGGAAATACTCTATTACAATATTTTGGATTAGATCATACTTTAATTGATGCAATTGCTGAGAGAAGTCCTTATAAATTTGGATTGAAAACTATAGGTACAAATATTCCAATTATATCAGAAGAAGAAATGAGATCAAGAAATCCTGATTATTTGTTAATTTTACCTTGGCATTTTATTGATGAATTTGAAAAAAGAGAAAGTGAATTCATCAAGAAAGGTGGGAAGTTAATTGTACCATGTCCAGAATTTAAAATCATAGGGTAATAAACGTGTCATTTAACAAATTTCTAATATCTCATAGAGGCAATGTTAACGGACCTAATGCTGATAAAGAAAATCATCCTGATTATATTATACAAGCATTACAATTAGGTTACAATGTTGAAATTGATGTATGGTATACTAATAATAATTGGTATTTAGGACATGACAATCCGGTATTTGAGATAAAATTTGATTTTTTGAATAATGATAAGTTATGGTTACATGCAAAGAATGGAGATGCATTTAATATACTATTGCAATATAACAATATAAATGTATTTTGGCATACAAATGAAGATTGGATTTTAACCAGTAAAGGTTATATATGGACTTATCCAAATAAAACCTTATATCCAAAAAGCATTTGTGTAATGCCTGAGGTAGGATATA